ATATGTGCCAGATATACTTTTATATCCACCATATTCTTCATACTTATCAGCAAGCTTTTTATGCTTCTCTAAATAAAAGTTTACGGTAATTTCATCTAAAACTTTTTTCTCTTTAATTACAACGTCTTTAGCAATCTCAAAGTATACCTTCCACATATTCTCATCAAAGTCATCCAATGATAAATCCTCATTGGCATATATTAAATCTTGATTTTTCCATAAAAGAGATACTATATTAGCTTCACATGCTATCTTAAAATCTTTTACCTTTTTAAAGGCTTTCGCCATTTCTATTTCAAAAGCCGATATTTTACTTTTAGCTTTAATTTTCTTCTCTGCCATTAATACCTCCTACCATATATCGTCTAATTTCTTATTTTCCTTTTTATCAGTTTTTTTATATTGAGCTGTATTTCTTTCTTGATAAGACATATCGACCTTTTCGATCTTTTCTTCAACTTTTTTAACCTTCTTTAATCTGAGTACAACATCATTTATCTCACCTTCTACAATTACCATTACTCCATTAAACTTATGCTTCTCATCTTTGAATTTTGAGTTATTACGAGCTATATATTGGTTCACTGAAGCTCTACTTATTTTCATAGCAATTAATATAGTAGAAAATGGATATTCAGCATGTGCCTTCTGTTTCTTATTAGCCATAAATTTACCTTTCGATAATCCTATTAATCTCAATGTCATAAATTGTGGCAACTTCATAGTCTCATCATATCCTAGCATTTCTTTCATATATTCATATACTTCATTCCATGCCTTATTTTCTTCTGGTGTTCTTTTTCCCATAAATACCTCCTTAAAATAGGAGAGACATAATCTCCCCTATTAAGTTTTATTATTTTGTTAACCAATTGTTTCGAGTAATTGATTTGCTATTGCTAATTTTTCTTCTAATGTATTGTCAGATTCGGCAATTTCAGTGTAAGATAAATTTAACTCTTTTTGCTTAAGGAGTAAACCTTTTAAATTGATAGGTTTAGTTTTCTTAAATTTAGAATAGTAAGCACCAATTCTATCAATGATCTCTTCTAGTTCTGACTCAAGTTTAGCATTATCATTCTTTGCGAGTTCGCTTGCAACTCTAGCTTCTTCAACCTTAGCTTGATCAATCGCTCTCTCTTCAATAGATTTTGTCGACCCATCTTTAGAAGCTTCAGCTTTAATAGCATCTGTAAGTGCTTTGATAAATGCATCTGCATCTAATGGAATCTGAGGGGTAATCTCAGAAAATCTAGACTTTGAATCAATTGAGAAGTTGTCATCTCTAAAAGTAACAACTCTTCTACTTTCAGTAATCTGACCTTTAATCTCTTTTTGATTAGTCATGATATTCTTTTTACCAGTTTCAACTTTTTCAATATCTCTGTTGATTGAAGCAACCCCTAAGATATGAAGCTTTGTAACAAATGCATTGAAATAATTATTTTGCATATTCGTTGTAAGCATATCATACTCTTGTCCTGTAACTGGATCAGTTAATGTTTTAGTCTTAGTATGTCCAATTAAAAACATAGATACACCAATTCTTTTTAGCTCCCATAGTTTTTCTTGAATTATTTGAATAGCATGTTTTTCACCTTTTCCAAATCCACCAAAACAACCATTGATAGTTTCTGCATACTTAGGTTTCTTTTCAGAGTCTTGTTTTTGATTCCACACTCTCAGTGTTTCCTCTTCAGCTAGTCTAACAAGTTCATCCAGAGTATCATATCCAAGAACTTTTAACTCTTTGTAATCAGTATCTTTATTCTCAAGTATATCATCTACCAAGTCTTCAAATGTTTCCCAATCTGGAACTTCTTCATAGATAATTCCAGAAATAGCATCAGCTCCATCTTCTCTACCAATTTGACAAATAATATATGAATCTTCTCCTCCTAACTTTTCACAAATCTCTTTTACCAATGTTGTCTTTCCTACACCAGAAAGACCAATTAATCCCAAATTATATCTACCCATAATGTCCAACGTAATCTCATTCTTTTTACCAAATTTTCTACCCATACAACTCCTCCTTAATATTATTAGAAAATATAGGTGAGTTAATCCCACCTATATAATTTTATTTCATGCCATTAAATCCATTACTTATTACTAACTAACTTTTACTCTTCCATTTCAGCTAACAATCTTGCCATTTCTTCATCTTCATCATCTTGATCTACTGAATCTACTTCATACACTTCCTCTTCACCAAATACAGCGTTGACTCTTTGCTGATAAGTAATGATATCATCTGGAGTAAACTTACCTTTGATATTCTGAATAACCGCTTTCTTATTATCGTCCTCACCAACTAATTTAACTTGAGGCTTCAAGATCAAGAATTCTTCATTTGCAAAAGATTTTTTACCAACAACTTTTTCAATTGCTTCTTCTTCTGTAAATGCTTCTAACTCAACTAACTCTTGAATATCGGCTGGTAAATCAGCTAGTGTAACTGTAGTATCAGCTCCACCAGATTTAGAAATAATTCCATCTACAGTTAATTGATTCACCTCAGTAGACTTCATACCACTAAACATAAGTTTTGCTAATTTTGCTAGTGCCAAAGCATCTCTGTCTAATAATGGTAATTGATAATCTACTTTAAAACAAGCATTCTTTTTAATCTGCTTAGTTTCACCATCTTGAGTTACTTTACTAACATAGTCAACAACATATGCACTAATAGGGAATGACAATTTATCTTTGTTGTATTTTCCTAAACTATCTTTTGTAATATACATAGTTTGAGAGAATTTTGCATAGAACTTATCTTCTAATTTCATACCAGCTTCTATATCTTTAGCCGATAATTTAACTTGAGATAGTCCAATATACTCAATTTCTTTCTTGATCTGAGGCTCATCATTGTAAACACTGTAAACTAATTTACCAGAAATTCTAACAACTTGACCATCTTCTAAATTGCTTTGTAAATAAGGAACCATATCATACGGTACAACAAATTGCTGAGTAACATTTTTACCATTTGTATCAACTTCTACACCAGCTCTAGTAAAGCACATATTACCAAGAGTTTCTAGAATTTCCTCATCGTTTCTATCTTCCCATCTAATCTCAATTTTATTCTTGAAATCATCTTTCATTTTACTCTTTGGATCTTTTTCATCTTCTAATTTCATACCGTGAGCATAAACTAATGTCTTACTACCCTTTTCTGGCTTATCTTCATCTTTACCGGGGAAGTATCCAGAATTTGAAGTCTCACAATAAATCTCACCAGATTGACCACAGTTGATATAAAACTTAGCTCTACTTCCAACCCAAGGACTATTCTTTGATTCCTTGTCAATATCAAATGTGTAATCGTTAATTTTAACTGTTCCTAAAAGGTTAAATTCACCTACCACCTTCTTTAACTCATTTTTCTTAACTACTTTAGCCATGTTTAATCTCCTTTTTCTTCTTAATAGTTTATTATTTTTATTTTCCAATAATCTTATCTTAACATCTCAGTTTCAAAATGTAAAGGGTTTTATTAATATTCTTAAACTTAATTCTTAAAACTTAATACTACTCAACATCTTCTCCAGCTTCTTCATTCACATCTTTAATACTTTCGATCTCAATAAACTCATATTCTCTGTATCCGACTTCTTCTGCAACCTTGATTAACAACGCCTTACTTGCAATTTTCTGTACCTTACCGGCAATTACCTCACCAGTTTCAGCTAATACTAATTCAACTTCCATTGCTTCAGCTATAATAGCCTCAGCGTTGTTTCTTTCAAAATCAATAAATACGATACTTCGATACACTTTTCTTTCAATTCCTAACATATTTTAATCCTCCTTATACTTTTTAATAATCACTTGGTAAAGACCATTCTTCACACAATTCTCTTCTTGCTTTATGTTGCTTAACTATAATCTCTGGTTCAAAGTATTCTACATACGATTCTCCAGTTGATTCATCAATCATCATATACCATGTTGCAGATAGTCCTTCTGGTTTAAATAATCCACTTGGGTCAGCCTGAGGTAATATAGCAAACCCTCCTTGAGAATAAGCTTTTGCTATTCTTTCTGGATTTGTAAATTGAACTGAATAAGGAACTCCAAACCCAATGCCTCTACCTTGATAAATTAATTTTCCATTTAAGTTTTGAGTATACAAATAAGTAATTAATTCTGGGTCGTCACATTTTTCCAATACTTCTTTTAACATCTTTCTTTCTGTGAAATATCTGATATTTGGCATACCTACTTGACTTTGTGCTTCTGTCATTAAAGCTTCAGTTTGTTTCGCTTGTTCACTGTCTGCGCTATTGCTTTCAGACATTTCACACCCAACAAATACACTCATAACCATAACCATTGCAATTAATAATACTAAAATTCTTTTCATTATTCAACCTCCCCATTCATAATATCATCTAAGAAATATCTTAGATTGTCATTTTCAATTAACTTACTATCAAATGTTGCGTAATTCTCTGTGATAAAACTGATAATAGCTTTTCTTTCTACTACATCTTCGGTTCTTGCTAACTCTAATTTGTACTTCGATAAGTCTTCGATCATACTGTGAACATGTGATTTATTATGCTCAAAATTTTCTCTGTCGATATCAATTGATTCACGACCAATTGTTTCTTTATATCGATTACCCAATATTCCAGTTCCAAACATTAACCCAATCGATAGGGCGATAATTACAATTCCAATTAGTAACCATCCTAAAAATTCTTTCATGTTTAATCCTCCTTATTTCTAATAAACTTCCTTTGCCATTATTGGCAATTTACTACTTGTTTCTTACTACTTATTAACTATAACATTTCACAATTAATCTGTCAACTGTAAAATGGTATTTTCTAAAACTTCTTTTAATTCAATAAGATCATCTCTATTTAGATTGTTGATAAATCTACCGAATACACCATCTTTCATACTTAATTTAAAGTTGTTTGATGATTCTTGTGTGATTGAAAATTGTTTAATCATAGCTTATCTTCTTTAAAATACATTTCACCATCAATTTCAACTAAAGTATGTTCTTCTAGATCAATGGTGTTTTTATCATCCCTGAATTCAACCAATCTAGCATACGATAATGAATATCCGCCTG